CTCTGTACTGGGAGCTATTGGACAAGCGCCAGTCTCACGCATTTATAATGATGTTAATGGTGAACTAATTTTTATTAACCCAGAGATTGCTTTTATCCATCAAATCATTAGTGAAGTAGATACAGATGTTCAGAATGAAGGTTGGATATTCAACACTGAATTTAATTATGAGATGGTGCCAGATAGTTCAGATGAAATTACAATACCTGTTGATGTTTTACGACTAGACGTTACCGCAGGTCAGGTATATAGAACTACAGATGTAGTAAGACGTAGTGGTAAATTGTACGATCGTTATAACCATACTTATAAATTTACAGATAATGTATGTCTTGATTTCACTTGGAAACTTCCTTTTGAAGAACTACCTTCTGCTTTCCAGCGATACATAATTCTACGTGCTAGTGGTCGAGCTGCAACACAGATGGTTACCAACCCAGAACTTGTACAACTTCTAGCTCAACAAGAAGCACAAGCTCGTGCTGCATGTATGGAATATGAATGTAATCAAGGAGACCATACATTCTTTGGAACACCAAGCGGAACCGCCTATCAATCTTATCAACCTTATAGAACACTTGCACGATGACAGCTGTATCACAACTGCTACCTAATTTTATTCAAGGTATTAACGAACAACCGGATGAACTAAAGAAACCTGGTCAAGTTAGGGATGCAGTCAATGTGTACCCTGATGTCACTAAAGGTCTTTGCAAAAGGACAGGTTATGAAAAGGTTACTGATGTAACTACTACTACTACAGGTACTTGGTTCTATGTAACCAGAAGAGAAGGTACTCTACAGAAAAAATATATATTTCATGTTAGTACTTCTGGTTTTGTTTCAGGATGGGATGCTGACACAGGCACAAGTCAAACTATTTTAAGATCAGAGTTACCAGTAAACCTAGGTTTAGGTAGTGAGGAGTTTAGTGGCATAAGTACACTCACCATGAGTGATATTGAATATTTGTCCAGTGACTCAAACTATGGTATTAAGACTGCAACATTAGCTGATACTACATTTCTTTGTAATACGGATCAAGTTACGTCAATGAGTTCTTCGGAAGAAGGAATACGTCCGTACGAATCTTTTATTGAGTTTAAGGCTGTTGATGTAACTAGAGCTTATCAAATAAATTTTGATAGAATTGGCAATAGCTCTAATACTACAAGTCAAGTTGTAGATTACAAAGAAGTTGATAAATTTAAATTCAAATCGGGAGGAAAATCCGAAGAATTTTCTTCATGTCCTGCAGCAGGCACGCATAATTTAACTAGCAATGGTGCTACCAATTCAGAGTATGCCAGTGATCCTCATGATAACGGTAGAATAACTGGAGAAATACAATTAAGAGTTACTATTGGTAGTCAGCCTAAAATTCTACAAAATAGTGAAAAATACTCTTGCGAATATTATATTAGTAACAGTGTCCTATTGTCTGGTGGTGAGGGATGGAAAGTAGGCGACACATTTAGAGTAAATTTACCTAACACCTATGGTGATAAAAATGTAACTATGGGTATTAAGTATGAGGTTACTGAAGTTTTAACAACAACCGGTCCTGTAGATGTCCCTAATATCAGCGTAACACCAGCTGCTAATAATAATTCTGTACAGAACCTTCAAAATCTTCTTGCAGATGAGATTATTTCTCGTGTCAGTGCTTTTGACAGTAACTTTGGAGAAAATAATATTGAAATCATTGGTAACGGTATCTACATATCAGATTCTTTACCATTTAAGATAGACACCACAGAAGGTGACCTTCTAAATATACTTACCAATCAAGCTGAAAATGTAGATGATAGTTATCCTAATCCGGTAGCTGTTGTAAATAATGTATCTAAGCTTCCGCTTGAATGTAAGCAAGGTTTTACAGTTAAGGTTCAAAATTCTTTTACAGAAGATGATGATTATTTTGTTCAATTTGTTAGAGATTATGGTGACGCTATTTCCACAAGACCGACTCTTTCACCAACAGTAGATATTGTAGATACAAAAGTCTATACAATTACCACGACTGATGGTACTTTTGATTGGAGTACTGTTGGTCCTGGTTTAACTTCGACTTCTCCTGTAGGTACTGAATTTAGAGCCAATGCTAATGGCACAGCTACAGGAAGTAACAGTGTTACTGAGCTACCAAGATATGTTGAATCAGGTATGGGTTATTGGAAAGAAATAGCTAAGCCTGGTGAACGGTCAACAATGGATTCTGGTTCATTTCCACATGTTTTAAGATATAGAGCTAATACCGAGGATTGGGTTGTAGCAAGTGTCAGTTATGCTAAAAGAACTTGTGGTACTGAGGATCAATTTACTCCAAGTTTTGTTCAGCAAAAAATTAATAACATTCTGTTTTATAGAAATAGATTAGTTTTTATTAGTGACTCTAGTGTCGTCACTTCTAATGCTGGTGACTTTACTAATTTCTTCCCTTCAACTGCTTTAGTTGTAAGTCCTTCTGATCCTGTTGATGTTGAAGCAACGTCTAACTATACTGCAAATTTATATTCAGGAATTCAGATTAATAATGCATTGTTGATCTTTGGTGAATATAATCAATTCCTGCTAACCACAGATAGTGATATATTCTCACCGAACACTGCAAAGCTAAGTCAAGTCTCTTCATATAAATTCGACACCAAGAGTGATCCATTTATCATTGGTACTAATATAGGGTTTATTGGTAATACAAAAGACTCGTCATCTATGTACGAGATGACAAATATATTTAGAGAAGGTCAGACAGATGTTGTAGAAAAGAGTAAACCTATTTCTAATTCTTTCGCTAATGATTATTGCATGACCAGTAGTAGTAAAGAAACTGGTCTAATTACATTTGGAAAGAAGGGTAGTGATACTATATGGCTTTATAAATACTTTAAAGAGAACAGTCAAAGTGACTTACAACAAGCATGGTTTAAATGGAAACTATCGTCTAATGTAAATTATCAGTTTATTGACGGCAATAAGCATTATGTAGTCACTGATGGTGGTGAATTGTTGTGTAATGATTTAGAGTCTGATGTATATCAGGATAATGGTGTGGATTATGAGATGAAGCTTGTATTGCCCACATTCTATGTTCTCAAGAATGAGCAGTCATCTTTTAAAGCAGATACTACCTCATCTTTAATCATTCATAGAATGTATCTGAATACAGGTGAAAGTAATTTCTACACTATTAATATCGATAGATTCGGCAAGGATCCATATATTGTCAACTACGAACAATCTATTCAGGATGAGTATGAAGCTGGTTCTGAACCTGTCACTGTTGAACGTGAACAAAGCATTCCATTATATGAAAGAAATACAAGTCTAGATGTCTCTATCACTTCTACATTTAATGGACCTTTTACATTGTATTCATTGAGATGGGAAGGAGATTACAATAATCGTTATTATCAACGTGTCTAAATACATTCACCCATGTACATTGGAGGCTGCTTATCAGGTAGCCTCTAATCTACGTCCAGATGACCGCAGAGAGGTAGAAGAAGGTCACGGTCATATTCCTACCATTCACATACCTCTCGCTTCACAGAAAGGCTTCTGCGTCTACTTCACAGTGCCTAACGGCAAGACTGCCGGTATAGCTGGCGTTACAGATGAAGGAGCTATCTGGATGCTATGCACTCCTGAAATACATAGCTATCCAATCACCTTCGCTAGAGAAGCAAAGCGTTTTGTAGATAGTAGACCTGAGCCTAAGCTTTGGAATATTGTAGATAAACGCAATACTGTTCACCTGAAATTACTTAAGTTCCTAGGGTTCAAGTTCTTAAGAGAGATTACATATGGACCCAATAATTTAACCTTTATTGAATTTAGCAAATGTGTGAACCCGTAAGTTCGACAGCCTTGGTTTTAGGTGGTCTATCTGCTGGCTCTACAGCTCTAGGTGCAATTGGTCAACACCAATCTGCATCAGCTGCAGCTCGTGCCCAAAATGAGGCAGCAGTTGGTAATTACAAGTATCAATTAAAAGTTCGAGAAAATAACTGGCGTCGTGAGCGTGAAAGATACTTTGCTCAGAAGACACAGTATCAAGTACAAACACAAGAGAATCAGATGGCAGCTCAAAGAGCTTATGCTTCTGAACAAAAAAGATTAAATAGTTTTTATCAATCTGCATCATTTGGTCAGCAAGATCAGCTAGTAAAACTGGCTCAAGGATCTGGAGTTCAGGCTGCTGCAGGTAGACGTGGAAGATCTGCTACTCGACTTGATACAGATATTGTTTCGCAGTTTGGACGTAATCAAGCAATTATGGCAGAGAATCTTCTTGGAGCACAGTTTGCATATAGAACTCGAACTGACATGATTAATAGAGAACAAATTTCTGCTAATAATCAAGCTTACTCTGATGTAGCTTACGCACCTGAAGTTGGTGTAGCACCTCCAACACCAGTAATGAGATCAGGACCTTCAGGTCTATCTTTAGCTGCTAATTTAATGGGTGCTGCTGTTGATGGTGCTAGTACCTACAAGACATTCTCAGCATAATGGAACAACTACAATTTAATGATCACTTCCAAGGTGAAGGTTTTGATCCAGTACAACAGGTTGACCTAACACGAACTTTAGATCGTAAAAATGCACGCCTTAATAGAGCAGATGAAGAAGCTCTGGCACAAGTTAGACGTAACAATCAAGTCCGTATCCAGAATGCACAAGACTCTGGTGATGGTCTTATCGCCCTTGGTAAGTTTTCCGGCAAGTTATCTAACCTGCTTGGTGATATTGCTAAAGAAAGGAAAGAAGAGCAAGACGCAAAGGATTTCACATACGGACAGCACCTGTATCTAACTGGTGGTCTTGATTTGTCTGATCATAATAAGATTATGAGTCAAGTCAAAGAAGAAGCTCATGTTGCTGCAGATGCAGAAGCTAGTGTTTTAGGTGATAATGGTGAAAATTATGATGCTTCATCTCTTATTGGTAAAAACACAGCATTCAGCAATGTAAAACAAGCTGAAGGATTTGCATCATTGGCTGTTAATGAATTACCACTATTTTTAGAAAGTACTGTCAATCCTACTGATTATAATGATAGAGCTTCTTATACTTTAGCCTTACGTAAAGCAACTGAGAAGTTTGCAGTGAATGCTCAAATAACTGGTCTAAAG